CGGAAACGGCGCAAACCAACGGTAAGAAAGGTGGTAGGCCGAGGAAAGCGAAAGCAACAGACGAAAAACCTAGCGGGTTTCCATCGGGTTCCGATCCGCATGCAAATGGAAACCCGATTGGAACCGGATCACAAACTAACCAAGAACCAATAACCAGTAACCAGATAAATACCCCCAAACCCCCTGACGGGGGCTCTCCGCCGGCCGGACGGAAACCAGGGGCAATCGTTCTGAAGACCTTCATCGAGGCATGCACTGCCAAGGGCGAACGGCCGCTTCGCGACTACGAACCGCTGTGGCGGTATGCGGAGGGGGCCGGCCTGTCGCAGGACTTTGTCGCGCTGGCCTGGGTCGAGTTCTGCCGGCGCTTCCTGCCAGGCGGCACTGGCGAGGCCAAGCGCTACAAGGACTGGCGGGCGGCATTCCGCAAGTACGTCGAGGGCAACTACCTGAAGCTGTGGGCCATCGACGCGAACGGGCAGTACTTTCTGACCACGCTGGGCAAGCAGGCGCAAAAAATCTACGAATCGAAGGAAGCAGCATGAGCAACGACATCAAACCACCACCGCACAGCCTGGAAGCCGAACAGTCCGTCATTGGCGCCCTGCTGCGCGACAACGATGCGGTCGACCGCATCGGCGACCTGCGTGCCGAGCACTTCTTCCTGGCCGACCACACCGTGATCTTCGGCGAGCTGATGCGGCATCTCAACGCTGGCCGCAGCTGCGACGTGATCTCGCTGGGCGCCGCCTTGGCCGGTAAGGTGAAGGACTGCATGCCCTACCTGAACTCGATGGCCCAAAGCACGCCGTCGGCGGCCAACGTCGGGCGCTACGCCTCGATCGTGCGCGACAAGGCAATCAAGCGCGGCCTGATCAAGTTCGGTCGCGAGGTCGCCGATTCCGCAGCCAGCTCGCCGGCAGACTCGGTCGCCCTGGTCGACCAGGCCTCGTCCGAGCTGGAAAAGCTGGCCCTGGCCCGCACCCGGACGGAACCGGTGCTTGCGGCCGACGAGCTGACCGCGCACGTCGAGGAGATCGAACGCCGCATGGAAGGCAAGAGCAAGGCAATCTCGACCGGGTTCCCGCCTCTCGACGGGAAGCTGAGCGGCGGGCTGCGTGGTGGTGACCTGATCGTGCTGGCGGGCAGGCCGAAAATGGGCAAGACCGCCCTCGCGCTCAACATCGGATGCAACGTGGCGGAAAACCATCCCGTGCTGGTGAAGTCGATGGAAATGCCCCGGTCGCAGCTGCACGATCGCAACCTGGCCAGCCTCGGCCGGATCCCGCTGCAGCATCTGCTGGAGCCGTCGAAGATGGCGGACGCGGACTGGGCTGGGCTCACCCATGCCTCGATCAAGATCTCGGCGCTGAATCTCTACTTGGACGACAAGGGTGGCCAGCGCCTCATCGATGTGCGCATGGATGCGAAAAGCGTCAAGCGGAAGCATGGCCTGAAGCTGCTGATCCTCGACTACCTGCAGCTGATGGAAGGCGACGGCGACAACCGCAACGCGCAGATCGAGGGCATCACGCGCGGCCTGAAGGCGCTGGCGAAGGAACTGGATATCGCCATCATCCTCCTGTCCCAGCTGAACCGGAAGCTCGAGGAGCGCCCGAACAAGCGGCCGATCCCGTCGGACCTGCGCGATTCCGGCTCGATCGAGCAGGACGCCGATGCCGTCGTCTTCGTGTACCGCGACGAGGTCTACAACCCGGACAGCCCGGACATCGGCGTGTGCGAGGTCGACGTGGCCCTGTGCCGCCAGGGCGCGCCCGGCCGCGTGGCCCTGGCCTACATCGGCGAACAGACCCGCTTCGAGTCGCTGGACCGCAGCTGGGTGCCGGCCAAGCCGGCCGAGCGCTCGCGCCCGCGCGGACTGGCGGCGCACTTATGAGCGTGCGCCTGTTCCGGGTCGGCGCCGGCCGCGTGTGGCACTACCGCTTCCAGGTGGCGAAGCAGCGCGTCCAGCGCAGCACGCGCGAGACGGTCAAGATGCGCGCTGTGAAGGTCGCCGAGAAGGCCTACCAGGACGCGGTCGTGCGCGCCAACGGCGGCCAGCCGGTACCGACGCTGCGCGAGACGGCGGCGGCCTGGCTGGAAGTTCATCGCCCGATCGTGAGCAGCGCGCACGTGCGTAGCGTCGAGACGTTCGTGAAGCTGCACATGTTCGAGCTGGGCGACAAGCCTATCGGCGCGATCAGCACCGAGGACGTCGAGGGCGCGCGCAACAAGTTCCTGGAGACGCACAAGCGGTCGAGCGCAAACCACTGGCTCCGCGTGTTGAAGCTGCTGACGATGTGGTCCGTCGCGCGCAAGGTCATTCCCGCCAGGCCGTGGAAGGTCGCGATGCTCAAGGTCCAGAAACGGCCGCGCGCCACGCTGCCGCTCGCCACCGCGCGCACCTGGTTCTCGGCCCTCGACCAAGCGTCGACCCGGGCGCCGGCCGTCGGCATCGCGGTGCGCATGATGTTCGGCCTGGGTCTGCGCGAATCGGAGGCCGCCAGCGCGCGCTGGGAGTGGATCGATTGGCAGCGCGAGACCTACACCCCGGGCGTGACGAAAGGCCGCGAGGCCGAGCCGGTACCGATCCCCGCGTGGCTGCTCGAGCACTTGGCGCCGATGCGCAAGGACCAGGGCCTGATCGCGCCGCGCGCCAACGGGACGCAGCTGCCCGCCGGCTTCGCGCGCAATGCGATGCGGGCCGCCAACGACGCCTGCATGGTGAAGGGCATCACGCCGCACCGCCTGCGCGGCACGTTCGCGACCCTGCTGTCCGAGTCGGGCGTGCCGATCCAGACCATTCAGAAGGTGCTGCGCCACAAGCACCCGATGACCACGATGGCCTACCTGGAGAAGAACCTCGACACCGCCGCCCAGGCACAAAACCGCATCGGGGAACGAATCGGATTCGAGCGGCGCAAAAGTGGCGAACCGAGCGGGTGATTTCTTAGAGGCAAAAAAATTATCTTCAGTCATCCGGTTCATAACCACGATTTTCGGGAATTTCCGGGTGTTGAAGAGGCAATTTGGCGGTGCCTCGGCAGTTTCAGGGACGGTAGCTCGGCAGGAATAAAGCGCGCGATAAAGCCGAATAAAGCCGAGGCAAAAAACCGGGCCAAAACGCGCGATACAGAGCGAAACCAGCCCGGCGCGCACGAAGCAGAGAAAAGGGTTTTGCCGAGCGGTCGGCAGAACGACGAGGACGAGGAACGAAGCATGACCAACGCATTTTGTGAGGCCCCGACGTGAAACAGAAAACGAACATGGAAGACCTGGACATCGACAAGCGCCTGGAGAACTGGGGACATTGCCAGCGCGGCAAGGGCGGCGGCTCGATGATGACGCGGGAGACGCGGCGCGTGTCGCCCTACGGCGGCCAGGGCTACCGGTGCATGACCAACGTGGTCTGCACCCTCATGAGGGACGCAGCGAGCGGGCCTGTTGGCGGCGCGGCCACGCAATCGAAGCTCGACTTCGCGGACGCCGCAACGATCAACGCCGCATGGTTGCTCCTGCCCACCAGGCACAAGCTACTGCTGCGCGACTTCTACGTGCTGGGCCGGCCGGTCAACGTGATCTGCCGCGAGATGAGCATCAAGCACTGGCCGGCGTCGCACTGGCAGCGCGAGCTCGGCGCCGCACAGGCCGCGATAGAATCGATCATTGACAAGAACAAGGAGAAGCAGGGGTGAAGATTTCGATCCTTGAGGGCGTGCTGCTCGACTACTGGGTCGCAACGGCCGCCGGGTACGAGCCGATCTACCAGCCCGAGAGCGCCGAGGGGCCGCGCGTCTGCATTAACCGCTACCACGACCGCGGCGAGCTGGTCGCGGTCCCCCTCTGGACATTCAGTCCGTCGACCAGCTGGGCCCAAGGTGGCCCGATCATTGAGCGCGAGCAGATCGACCTGGTGTGCGACTTCGGTCGTTGGATGGCGATGCACAGCAAGCACACTGAGTACGGCCCGAAGTCCGAGTCGCCACTTGTCGCCGCAATGCGTGCCTACCTGATATGGGCATACGGCGACGAGGTCCCTATCGTACAGCAGCATGCCTGACGTGTTAGCATTTCGTCACCGCAAGATGCGGCAGACCAACCAAAACAGGAGAACACATGTCGATTAACCCCCGTAAATATGCTTTCCCGATGCAGCAGGGATCGGTGCCAGGGATGCTGCTGCGCGATTACTTCGCAATAGAGGCACTCGCCGGCCTTCTCGCGAACCCGAGCACCAAGCTGCAGGACAACGACGAGGTTCGTGCGATCGCGGAATTCAGCTATGACCTCGCTGACGCCATGGTAAAAGCAAGACAAACCACCGGCGAAAAACAGGAAGAAGCTTGACAGCAGGAAATTTGAACAGTAAATTCCTGCCAACAACTTATTTCCGTCAAGAACACGACGCGGCCGGTTCCCGATTGGGAGCCCGCGGCGTCTCCGGAAGGAAAAGACGAAGCCCTGCCCCAGCAATGCGGCGGGGCTTTTGCATTTCAGAGTCTCCTCCACCGCGACCACGCGCGTGTGGTTTCCGCCCGCCAGGTGCAAGCCTGTGCGGGTTTTTTTATTCGTAACGCCACATGAAAGGGGGTAAGGATGGGCCGCAAATCTTCGCTTACCCCCGAGCAGTGGGCCGAGATCGAGCGCCGGCACCTGGTCGACGGCGTGTCGATCAACGCGCTGGCGGCCGAGTTCGGCGTGAACGAGTCGTCGATCCGACGGAAGATCAAGCCCAGCAAGGCGGCATCGCCGGGCGGTAAGAGCCCGCTGCACGTGCTGGCCGAAGAGAAGGTCCGTACCGACGCAGAAAGCAAGCGCATCACTGCCCAGATCGCCGGCCTGCCCCAGGCCCAGCAGGTGATCGTGTCCGACCTGGCGCGCAAGCTGGCCAACATCAGCGAGCACATCGGCTCTGCCGCCGAGATCAGCGCGGCCTCGGCGCACCGCCTGTCGATGCTGGCCAATCAGCAGCTGGAGAAGGTCGACGACGTCAACCCGATGGAAAGTGCGGCGCAGCTGCAGGCCGCCGCGGCGTTACAGAAGATGGCAAACAGCGCGATGGAAGGCCCAATGAACCTGCTGCGTGCCAACAAGGAAATGATCGAGGACATGAACAAGGGCGGCCAGGACATCCAGGCCAACATGAACTGGGCGATCGAATTCGTACAGCCGCGATGAGAGTCGAATTCCCCGAAAAGCTGCAGTTCCTGCTCACGAAGAAAGCGCGGTACAAGGGCGCCAAGGGCGGGCGTGGCAGCGCGAAGTCCTGGAGCGTCGCGCGCGCGCTGCTGATCCTGGGCTCGACCACGAAGCTGCGCATCCTGTGCACGCGCGAAGTGCAGAAATCCATCAAGCAGTCGGTGCACAAGCTGCTGAAGGACCAGATCGAGGCGCTGGGCCTGACCAAGTTCTACCGCGTGCTGGAGACCGAGATCCGCGGCGTCAACGGCACCGAATTCAGCTTTTCGGGCTTGTCCGAGCAGACCGTCGACTCGATCAAGTCGTTCGAAGGCTGCGACATCGTTTGGGTGGAGGAAGCCCAGACCGTGAGCAAGCGTTCCTGGTCGGTGCTGATCCCGACCATCCGCAAGCCCGGCTCGGAGATATGGATCACCTTCAACCCGGAGCTCGACACCGACGAGACCTACGACCGGTTCATCACGAACCAGCCCGAGGACGCCATCATCGTCGACATGAACTACACGGACAACCCGTGGTTCCCCGACGTGTTGGAGAAGGAACGGCTGCACGCCAAGGCGACGCTGCCGGCCACCGAGTACGAAAACATCTGGGAGGGCAAGTGTAAGCCGGCGGTGACCGGGGCCATCTACTACGACGAGGTGATCAAGGCCACGGAGGAGCGGCGCATCTGCAACGTGCCCTACGACCCGCTGCTCAAGGTACACGTGGTCCTGGACCTGGGCTGGAACGATGCGATGTCGATCAGCCTGGTGCAGAAGCACTCGTCGGAGCTGCGCGTCATCGAGAACATCGAGGACAGCCACAAGACGCTCGACCACTACTCGGCGCAGCTGCGGGCTAAGAACCTGAACTGGGGCACGATGTTCCTCCCGCACGACGGCCGGCACAAGGATTTCAAGACCGGCAAGAGCGCCGAGGAGATTATGCAGGCCCTGGGCTGGACCGTAGCGATCACGCCGAATATGAGCGTCGAGGACGGGATCCGGCTGACGCGCATGGCCTTCCCGCGGATCTACTTCGACAAGACCAAGGCCGCGCGCCTGGTCCAGTGCGCGAAGCGGTACCGGCGCGCGATCAACAAGCAGACGCAGGAGGCCGGCGCGCCGCTGCACGATGAGTGGTCGCACGGCGCCGACAACCTGCGCTACATCGCGATCAACGCCGAAGCGATGAGCAACGCAGACTGGGGCGGCAGCCTCAACTACCAATCACTGGGAATCGTATGACCAAAATGACCGACGACGATCTGCGCCAGATCGTGGACGGCGAAGTGGCGGAAGCTGCTGCCTGGGCCGGGACGAACCTGGCAGGCGACCGCGAACGCAACCTGGCCTACTACTACGGACTCCCGATGGGGAACGAGGTGCCGGGCCGCTCGCAGGTCGTGAGCTGGGACGTGTTCGAGGTGATCGAGGCCGCCCTTCCGTC